CCTGGCTCCGCCTCCCCAACACGCTCAGTTGTGCACCAAGACAGTCCATTTACAGCCAAACCAGTCCAGGATTAACCCGATGGCAACACGAAAGTCCACGGCGCTAAAGGGGGCTACTGAACCTAGGCTTCATTCGCCGTACTTAAAGGGCGCTTCAAAGGTTGCAGATGTAATTGAGTTATCAGAACTTATCCAGATGCCTCTATTGCCATGGCAGAAGTTCGTATTAACGGACATGCTGCGCGTGGACAGTAAAGGTCAATGGATACGCAAGACAAACCTGCTATTGGTAGCTCGTCAGAATGGCAAGACCCATCTAACGCGTATGCTCATCCTGGCTCACCTGCTTAAGTGGGATAGCAAGAACATCATCATCGCCTCATCCAATCGCTCAATGGCTTTGGATACTTTCCGTCAGGTAGCCCATGTCTTTGAGAATAATGAGAACCTCATGGCGCTGGTCAAACAGATTAGATATGCCAACGGCACAGAGTCAATCGAGATGAAAGACGGTCGCAGACTCGATGTTGTAGCAGCTACTAGAGATGGCGCTCGCGGTCGATCAGCCGATGCGTTATTCCTCGATGAAGTTCGAGAGTGGTCAGAGGAAGGCTATCGAGCTGCAATGCCGGTAACTAGAGCGCGGCCTAACGCACACACTTTCCTAACTTCTAACGCTGGCGATGCTTTCAGCGTAGTTCTAAATGGATTAAGAGAACGAGCCTTGGATAATCCACCCAAGTCTTTCGGCTTCTACGAATACTCAGCGCCTCAGTATTGCAAGATAGATGATCCTAAATCTTGGGCGCTTGCTAACCCCGCGCTTGGTTATCTCGTAACTAAAGAGACCTTAGAGGAGTCGGTAGCGACTTCGCCTATAGAAAACACTCGTACAGAATTGCTTTGCCAATGGATCGACTCCCTAAGTTCACCTTGGCCTCATGGCATCCTTGAAGATACAAGCGATGCAAGTCTTACGATCCCGCCTGGTGGATACACAGTATTCGGTTTCGATGTCTCACCATCTAGGCGCAATGCTTCGCTTGTTGCCGGTCAATTACTTCCCGATGGTCGCATTGGAGTAGGCATATTACAGACTTGGGAAAGCGCAGTCTCAGTTGATGACCTAAAGATCGCGGCAGATATTAAAGGTTGGGCAGACAATTATCGCCCACGCCAAATCTGCTATGACAAATACACTTCACAAACTATTGCCGATAAGTTGTCTCATGCTGGCTGCATAACCCAAGACATCTCAGGCGCAGCGTTTTATCAGGCGTGTGGAGACTTGCTAGATGGTCTCGTTAATCTTCGAGTGGTTCATTCTGGTCAAGCTAATTGGATACAACAGATGAATAACTGCGCAGCTAAAGTTAACGATAATTCGTGGAGAATCGTAAAACGGAAATCCGCGGGCGATGTCTCGGGCAGTATCGCCACGGCAATGTGTGTTCACATGCTTTACAAACCACAACAGGTAGCGGCTATATACATCGAATGACCTACATCTAGTGTATAATTGCCCTCTATGGGTATCCTTTCGCGCCTTACAGGTGCAACATCATCGCCAACTATTGAAGCGCAAGCTGCTCCTCAAGTTCTCGGTGAGTATTCTCCTTATGCGATGCCCTTTCAATTCGCTTATGTCGGTCGCACCGAGGCGATGGGTGTTCCAGCGCTAGCGCGTTGTCGTAACCTACTTGCTGGCACTATCGGCACAATCCCTTTAGAACTTTACAAGAAGTCAACAGGTGAAGAACTAGGCAAGCCACTATGGCTCGATCAACCTTCTTATCATCAACCACGATCAGTAACTATTGCTTATACAGTTGACTCACTTCTATTTTACGGCCAAGCATTTTGGCAAGTTGTTGAGACTTATCAGGAAGATGGCAGACCATCTCGCTTTGAATGGATCGCTAACTCGCGCGTAACTGCAACCCTCGATCGTGACAATGTGTTCGTAAAGTCTTACGCAATCGATGGAACAACCGTACCCATGGATGGTCTTGGCTCGCTAATCACCTTCCAGTCACTTTCCGATGGCATCTTAAATACTGGCACTTCAACAATTCGCGCAGCTCTAGATGTGCAAAAGGCTAGCGTTATCGCTGCTTCAACTGCCATGCCTACTGGATACCTAAAGAACACAGGCGCAGACTTGCCGCCTCAGGAAGTTCAAGGATTACTATCTGCTTGGAAGAATGCTCGCAATAATCGTTCAACTGCTTATCTGACTTCTACTCTTGAGTATTCTCCAGTCTCATTCTCACCTAAAGACATGATGTATAACGAGGCTATTCAGAACCTAGCGACAGAGATTGCTCGCCTTTGCAATGTGCCTCCATATTATGTCTCGGCAGATCAGAACACAACAATGACTTATGCGAATGTACAGGACGAGCGCAAGCAATTCTTAACTCTATCTTTGCAGCCATTCGTCTCCGCCATCGAGGATCGTCTATCTATGGATGACATCACCGCTCGCGGAAACATTGTCAAGTTCGACATCGACAAGAATTATCTACGGACAGACCCACTCGTTGAGTTGTCAATTATCCGCGAGATGCTTGATCTTCAGTTGATAACCCAGGAACAGGCGATGGCGATGACAGATCTAACACCTAATGGAAGCGAAGGAATGATATGAGCGAAATGCTGACATTCTCGGCAGAACTCACAGCAGATAGCGCAGCGCGTACTATCTCTGGAAAAATAGTGCCATTCGGCGGAGAAGTTGGAAACACTTCTGCCGGTGCAGTTGTCTTTGAGCGCGGCGCGATAAATATCTCTGACACTAGCAAAGTCAAACTCTTATTAGAGCATGACCCTAAGCAGCCTATTGGTCGCGCTCAATTTTTTAACGAGACTGAAGATGGCATCTTTGCATCTTTCAAGATCTCTAAGTCATCACGCGGCAACGATGCTCTTATCGAAGCTAGCGAAGAACTCCGTACTGGTCTTTCAGTCGGAGTTATGGTCAATGCAGCAAAGCCTAAGAATGGCGTGTTGTATGTATCGAGCGCAGACCTGCTCGAAGTAAGTTTGGTACAAGCAGCGGCATTCAAGTCTGCGGCAGTAACCGATATAGCGGCATCAGAAGATGAAGTCGCTGAACCTACCCAACCAACAGAAAGCGAGACAGTCGTGGAAGAAACCACAGCAGTCGAAGCAACACCTACAGTTGAGGCTGCCGCAGTTGAAGCTGCTCGCCCTGCTGTAACAGCGATGGCATACACAAAGCCACGCATTGAAGTAACCGCTGCAAAGTATGCAGAGAACACAATCCGCGCAGCACTCGGAGACGACTCAGCTCGTCAATGGATCGCAGCCGCAGCAGATACCACAGACAACGCTGGTCTTGTACCAACTCGTCAACTATCTGAAATCATCAACCCACTCGGCACAACAATCCGTCCATCAATCGATGCAATCTCTCGTGGAGTGCTTCCTGATGCTGGTATGACATTCGAGATCCCAAAGATCACAGCGATGCCAACAGTTGCAATCGAGCCAGAAGGCGATGCATTCAGCAACACAGATCAGACATCAGCATTCTTGTCAGTAACAGTTCAGAAGTACGCTGGACAACAGGTCTTCTCAGTTGAATTGCTAGATCGCACATCTCCAGCATTCTTCGATGAACTTGTCCGCAACATGGCAGCAGCCTACGCAAAGACAACTAACGCAGCAGTTAACGCAGCACTTATTGCAGGCGCAACAGTTGATGCAACAACAGTCGCAACATACCCAACAGCAGCAGAACTTCTCGGAGTAGTTGCTCGCGGATCAGCTTCTGTCTATGGCGCAACAGCAGGACTTGCAAACCCATTCGCTCGCAACATGATCGTATCTACAGGACAATGGTCAAACATCATGTCTCTTAACGATGCAGGTCGCCCAATCTACACAGCTTCACAGCCAATGAACGCTGGCGGAGTTGTAGCACCAACATCACTCACAGGTAATGTTGCAGGACTCAACCTCTATGTTGATCCAACTAATGCTGGCGATGGCGATGGAACAATTCTCATCGTGAACCCAGATGCTTACACATGGTACGAGTCTCCAACTTACCGCTTGCGCGCAGAGTCAACAGCCGCAGGTCAGGTAACTATTGGTTACTACGGCTACGGCGCAATCGCAACTAAGGTTGCAGCAGGCGCATTCCAGAATAACAAGGCGTAAGCCCATTTAAGTCGCTGGCGGGGTAGTGCCCTTCTACCCCGCCAGTCTTTAGAAAGGAAATCATGGCACTCACAACTATCGCAGAACTGAGATCAGCCCTTGGAATTGGAACGCTTTACAGCGATGCCATTTTAACCGAGGTTGTTGATGCTGCTGATAATGTGCTACTTCCTTTTATCTGGTCTAACACTCTTTCCATTATTGGGCATAGCAACACAGCAAATACCGGCACTTCATACTTTCAGGACTCAATCGTAGATGTTCTATATGTTGGTGAGACGGTAGTTATTTCTGGCGCAGGATCTAAGCACAATGGCAATAAAACCATCACAGGCATTGACACTCATTCAATCACATACGCGATCACAGGCAATAATAACGCCGTAACACCACGCCACCCAATTAACCCTTATGCCTTACTCAAAGCAGACACCTACCTTGATCCAGCAACAGTTCCAGCGATCCAAGAAGCTGCGCTAATGGTAAGCATCGACATTTTTCAAAGCAGACAAGCGCCTTCGTCTGGGGGCGTAACCATAGATGGCTATCAGCCTTCTCCATATCGCATGGGTAATACTTTGCTTGCTCGCGTTCGCGGCTTGCTTGCACCTTATCTAGATCCGCGCTCGATGGTTGGCTAACCATGGCAGCGATCTCAACACTCCGCGCCACTATTGCAGCTGCGCTAGTCGATAACTCACTCTGGTCGGTATTTTCATTTCCGCCCAGCACACCGATAGTTAACAGTGTGGTTTTATCACCGGCCGACCCTTATGTAACTCCATCTAACAATGGTTACAACACCATCGCGCCAATGGCTAATTTTCTGGTCAACATCTTCGTGCCATTACTGGACAACGAAGGAAATCTCAATGGAATTGAGGATCGGCTAGTTGCAGTCTTTAATAAACTAGCTGCTTCCTCTATCGTCTATAATGTGGGAGAAGTGAGCGCACCTAGCGTTCTCAATGCTGCATCGGGCGATCTTTTAACATGTTCAATGTCACTATCAGTCCTAACGAGTTGGAGCTAGACCATGAATGAATGGGAAAAAGAACAAGAAGCGTTCCTGATCAAGATTGGTCAGACAGCGCCAGCAGCACCAAAACCATCTACCAAGAAAGACGAGGAATAACCTAAATGGCAGTATTTCTAAACAACAAGGTCGGCGTTAAGGTTAACTCTGTCGATCTTTCAGATCATGCAACAGCGGTAACTATCAACCGCACATTCGATGAACTCGAAGTCACAGCCATGGGCGATAACGGACATAAGTTCGTTAAAGGCTTGGAAGCATCTTCTATCACTATCGACTTCCTAAACGACACAGCATCAGCCAATGTTCTTGCAACTCTGCAAGCTGCATGGGGCACAAATGTAACAGTCGTATTCTTGCAAGAAAAGGGAACTGCGGTCTCAGCGACTAACCCTCTTTACACAATGACATGCTTGGTTAACAACACAACCGATATCAACGGCGCAGTTGCAGACCTTTCAATGCAGAGCGTAACTTGGAATGTCTCAGGTACTATTGCAGTCACCACAACAGGTACATTCTAAACAACTAACTAAGGGGCAAAGCATGGCAAAACTAAAGGTAGTAAGGGTAGATGGAAGCGTTAACGAGTACGAGGTCACACCTGTAATCGAGTACGCCTTCGAGAACTACGCCAAGATGGGTTTTCACAAAGCCATCGTAGAACATCAGAAGCAATCTGATATCTACTGGTTATGCTGGGAAGCCATCCGGCGATCAGGAGAAACCGTTAAACCATTTGGCGAAGCGTTCATTGAAACGCTAGTCAGCGTAGATGTGGTTGATTCTGACCCTTTAGAATAGACCGGAACTCAGTCTGCTATCTCGCGGCTCGCTTGAGTCATGAGTATGGAGTTCCGTTCCAGAGCATCGTAGATTTATCTCCGATGGCTTTACAGGCGCACATTGAAGTGTTAAAAGATATAGCAAAGGAGCGAGACCATGCCAGTAGAAGTAGTAGGCGCAATCGCACTTCGTAAAGCTCTTAACCAATATGCACCCGACTTAGCCAAGGAACTGACCCGCGAGTTAGGTATCATTCTTAAACCGATTGTTGCCGAAGCTCGCGGGTTCGTTCCCCTTGAAAGTCCTATGTCTGGCTGGGCTGAAAGAGCTACCGATGGTGGACATAAGTTCCCTAAATATGATGCAGCTGAAATCAAGCGCGGCATTATATATAAGACAACTCCTTCGATGGTAAATAGCAAAGGCTTTAAGAACCTAGTGCGTATTCAAAACAAATCTATGCTTGGTGCTATCTATGAAACCGCTGGTCGTAAGAATGGTCAAGGCCAAGACTGGGTAGGGCCAAAGGCAGGCGGAGCATCCAAGGGCGTATCTCGATCCGTTAACCCTTATGCTGGAAACCAATTTATTTCTAATCTTGGCAACCTCTACGGTTCAGGCAAAAAAGATAATAAAATGATGGGTCGTTTAATTTTCAGAGCATGGGCTAACACTCAAGGTAAAGCCAATGCCAGAGTGTTCAAGGCCATTGAGCAGACAACCGAAAAGTTTAACAAGCGCAGCCAAGTAGTAGATTTGAAGCGTGCCGCATGAGCAATGTAGTTATTAAGATTGCTTCGGAGTTTACTGGCGCACCAGCATTTAAGAAGGCTGGCAAAGCTAGTTCTGGTCTCGAAAAGGGCGTTAAGAAACTTGGCGTTGCAATGGCTGCCGCGTTCTCAGTTGGCGCTATTACTTCATTCGGTAAAGCCGCAGTTAAGGCTTTCATGGATGACCAAAAGGCTGCCGCAGCCCTAGCCAATACATTAAAGAACTTAGGCGTGGACTTTGCAATCGCAGCCAACGAAGAGTTCATCTCTAGCCTTGAGACCTCGACGAATGTTCTAGACGATAAACTTCGCCCAGCGCTAAGTAAGTTAATTACCCAAACAGGTTCATTGACTTATGCTCAGGACTTACTAACCAAGGCTATTGAAATCTCACGCGGTTCAGGTGTCGATTTAGAAACCGTCACAACTGATCTAGGCAATGCCTTCGTGGGTAATATGAAGGGTCTTAGGAAGTACGCAACAGGTTTAAGCAGTGCTGAACTTGCTGGCATGTCTTTCGAGCAGATCATGGAAAGACTTAACGGTCAGTTCGCCGGATCAAGCGCTGCATACTTAGCAACTTACGCAGGCAAAATGGATGCGCTCACAGTTTCTTCTGAAAATGCTAAAGAGACTATTGGCAAGGGATTATTAGATGCCCTAACCATTCTTGCTGGCGGCGGTGAAAGCAGCATCACTTCAGTTACAGAGGCTATTGCTAAACTTGCTGAAGGTATAGGCAATTACTTTAGAGGCGTTGCCACCTATGTAAGAAACATCTATGACAATCCGATTATGAAGAACATAATCAAAGCCGCTATGTGGCTGATTAAAAATTCGTCAACAGGCATCATATTAAGGCGAGTCGCTGGAGTAGGCAAGGAAACTAAGGAAGACGAAGAAACAACTCCTACATTAACTGCTGCCCAAAAGGCTTTACTAGCTGAGCAAAAGAAGCGTGCCATAGAGCAAGCCAAGTTAATTCGCGCCCAGAAAATTGCATCGGATAAGGCTAAGAAGCAAGCCGCGGAAGAAGCAAAACTTAAGAAGGCTGGCGGGATATTCGATATAGAGCAGATCCAACGCATCGCAGCTCTAAAGGGTAATCTCTCAGATGAAGATCGTAAGCGCGTTGAATTACAGATGGCAGTCCTAACTGGCAATACCTCAGAAGCAACTAAACTTGCAGGTGAGATCGCTAAGTCTCAGGGACTAACTAAGGAATTCGTAGCCTATTACTCTGGCATCCCTAATGCTAAAGATCCTTTCGTGGGCTGGATCGAAACACTCAAAGAAGCTGCTCGACTAGCTGCGGCAGTTGCAGCAGGTAATTACAATGTGAGAACACCTACTTACAATGGCGCTGAAATAGCAGCCATAACTTCTACTTACGGCACAGGCGCAACTTCGGCTGGAGTAGGCAGAAATGGCGATGTAAATGTCTATGTCGCTGGCAATGTTGTATCCGAAGGGGATCTTGTTGAGTTGGTTCGCAATGGATTACTTGAAGGTTCTCTATCTGGATCTGCTTCCTCGATCGGCAGACTCAAGGGTTCATTCCAAGGATGACATTACCTGCCCAGATATCCGTATCTTTCGACTTTACTAGCGGCGCTACCTTCGGGTATCCCTTTACTATTGGCGATCCTAAGTACGGAGTTCTAGGCACAGGCACACTCGCTTCTAGCACTACTCCAGAGCCAACCATTGACTTGACTCCCAATGTTCGACAGATATCTATTAGGCGTGGGCGCAACATCATGCGCGATACCTACGAGGCTGGCACAGCCACAGTTCGCGTTCTAGATCCTCTCTCATACTTTAACCCACAGAATGCTGCTAGCCCTTACTTCGGCTTCTTGACTCCGCTGCGTAAGCTGCGTATCTCTGGCACAGTAGGCGGAGTCGGCTACTTCTTATTCTCAGGTTATACAACAAACTATCGTTACACATATCCTCAAGGTCAAGAGACTGGATATGTCGATATTGAATGTACAGATGCTTTTAGACTCATGCAGCTTGCAGGCATCACAACCGTTGCAAGCTCTACTGCTGGTCAAGATACCGGCACACGCATTGGCAAGATCCTTGATGATGTAAGTTGGCCTGCCTCAATGCGTACTATCGACACAGGCAATACGACCTGCGTTGCTGACCCTGGCACCGCTCGAACAGCGCTCGATGCTATAAAGAATGCAGAGTTCTCAGAGCAGGGCGCGTTCTATATTAACCATGAAGGCACAGCCGTATTCTTAAACCGCACCAATGTAATCAAGGCTTATGGTCAGACTCCTATTGAGTTTAATCAGACTACTGGTATTCCTTACTCCAATCTAGCTTTTGCCTTCGATGATAAATTGATTATCAACAGCGCTGGCATGACTCGCGTAGGCGGCACAGAGCAGGTCTCAGAGGATGCAGCTTCTATCGCTAAGTATTTCCCTCATCAAAGCAATCAGACCAACCTCGTAGCTCAGACAGATGTAGACACTCTGAACATTGCAAAGATATATGTGGCAACTCGTAAAGAAACCACAATCCGCATCGATGCCATGACGGTTGATCTGCTCGATCCAGATGTACCAACTGCGACTATGTTGGAATTAGATTATTTCCAACCGTTAAAAATTACGAATGTTCAGCCTGATGGCTCAACTATCGTGAAAACACTACAAGCTCAAGGACTTGCATGGGATATAACGCCAAACTCCATGAAGGTTACAGTTACAACTCTCGAACCTATAGTCGAGGGCTTCATCATCGGAAGCGCAGTATCAGGTATAATCGGCACTAGCATAATGGCGTATTAGGAGAAAAAATGGCTCAAGGCTTAGGATTTATCGAGTTTTCGACTGGAGATGTGTTGTCGGCAGCTGCCGCAAACGGCTATTTAGCATCTCAAACCGTTATGGTTTTCGCAGATGCCGCGGCTAGAACCGCAGCAATAACTACGCCTTATGAAGGCATGATCTCTTACCTAAAAGATACCAATTCTACTGAATACTATTCAGGTTCAGCGTGGGTCGCTATTGGCGGCGCAAGTGGAAGCCTGACTTTGCTATCAACTACATCTCTTTCAGGCGCTACGACCACCATTTCAAGCATAAGTGGCGCTTACAAAAATCTAGTAATTTTAATTAAAGATTTTTATCCTTCAAGCAACGCAGACTTAGTTATGAGCGTCAATGGTGATAATACCGCGGCGAACTATGCTTCTTTGGTAATGCGAGCACAAACAACAAGTGACGGAACTTTTGCGGACAATACTGTCGCAGGCACTTACATCTCTGGATATCAAGTAATAAACACACAACAAGACTCTTTTGCGGCAATTACTATTCCAGATTATGCAAATGCAACAACAAAAAAAGTAATCAACGTTCTGTGCAACTCAACTACTAACTCAAGCGCTAAAGCAATCACTAACACGGTTACCGCTTATCATGGAACGGTTGCTGCAATTTCATCAATTAGCATCAAAACACTTACAGGCTCCTGGTCAGCAGGCTCAGTAGAAATATACGGTCAAAACTAATGGCAAATCCAATGATTAAAATGGTAAATGCTGAAACAGGCGAAGAATCAGAGCGCGAGATGAACGCTGATGAACTTAAAGTTTATCAGGAAGAGTCACAGGCTTATGCAGCAAAGAAGGATGCCGAAGAATCTAAGGCATCTCAGAAGGCTGCGTTGCTTGAGCGTTTAGGCATTACTGCCGAAGAAGCTGCTCTATTACTTGGATGAAACCAACATTATGCAAAGCGGGTCAGCAACTAAGAGAACAGTTTGATGACTCGTTCCCAGACCGTGATCGCACTTCCGATGGCTGGATCGCCGATGCCCGCCATATTGCAGCGGGTACTAGCGACCACATACCTGATCGAGCGACTGGGATTGTTAGGGCAACGGACACAGATAGAGATGTATCTGGTAAAGCAAAGCCAGACCTCATGCCCGATATTGCTGATCAACTTCGCAGACTTGCCAAGACAGACAAGCGCATTGCCTACATCATCTTCGCCGGACGAATTGCATCGTCTCGCATGGGCTGGCGCTGGCGAAAGTACAAGGGATCTAATCCGCATAATCATCATCTCCATGTTTCTTTCAGCCGCAAAGGTGATGAAGA